ACCAGATATTGGTGGATTAGTACATCAGGCTATAGTGGATCAAATGGAACGGCAACAGAGATTGATTGGACCAACATCTGGTGCATTTTTAGGGCAAGCCAGATCAGGTGAAGCTTATAAGTTTGCGTTAGATATGGACATGTTAGATGGGGATCATAACCCAACAGGAATTGCTCTTGAAACATGGAAACTTGAGGGTTGTGCTATAAATAATGCAGATTTTGGTGATATAGATTACCAAGCATCTGAAACGGTAAAAACAACTCTTCAAATAAGATATGATCACGCCTATCTATTGCCGGGTACTAACTTTGGCGACAAGGCAACAGGCGGCGCTAATAGATAAAAATTTACTAGTCGCAATTAATAAAAAGTCCGCAATTTTATTTCGGGCTTTTTTATAAATACCTTCATATGATGAAATAGCATCAAAGGATGAATATTGAGAAACAAAAAGATTCAAATAAGGATACATTCCGAAACATAGAATGCCTTTTTAATGTATTTTGCGGGTTGTTTAATACTACTGACCGTAATAAAATTAAAAAAGAAGATTTTTTCAATGATATTTTAAATGATACGGGGAATGGTATTATATCCAAGGGTATGATATTGTTAGAATTGATATCATCGTGCATAAGAAGAAATAATTCTTCTGCTTTACAATTACTAAAATTACCAAATGATACGCCTTTAACTAGCTTTATAAATAATAAAAATATACGTGAAGAAGACAAGCCAACGGTAACAATTAAATGTTTAGGAATAGAGAAGCTAGAAGAAACTTTAAAACACCGATTCCCAGAAAGATATGAAATTTTTAACAAAGTCATGGCAGATATATATGACAGAGTTAGTGATGGATCCTTTCGCAGGAGTAACCACAGAGCACTAATGCCATATTTAATAAATTGTACTATTAAATGCAAATTAGAAGAAAAGATGGATAATAGAAGGGTACAACAATAATGGGTAAATTTCCGTTTCCAAGTCTTTATAATGGTACTGGTCCCGGTGCATCAGACATCATGGACAAATTTGCAGAATCAGAATCCCCAAAATTAAAATTTAATTTTTTTGTTAGATTCGAATTCAGAAGTGATGGAGAAGCAGTGCATAGCAGCAGCAGAGGGGGAGGATTAAACTTAGTAACAAATCTTCTTGCGATAAAGCATGCTACTAGGATAAATCCTAATATAGAGTACAAAGACGTGAATTTTTATGGATATCGTACTAAAGTAGCAACGAAAACCGAATTTGGTGATTTAACTCTTACATTTTATGATGATTCTTCTAATCGTTCCCACACTATTATTGATGCCTATATGGAAGCTGTGAGTCCATTAGTAAACACTGGCCAACTGGCTAATGTTACTGGGTCAAGTAAGAATTTTTTGGAAGAGCGCCAGACCATTGGAGCATTAAGAAATGGAAGTGAACTAGGAATAATTGATAAAATAGAAATAGTACATGAAGGAGTGAACACATTAACTAAATATCGCTACGCCAATCCTAAAATTACAACAATTAATACGGATGACTTAGATATGACAATATCTGACGTTAATACTATTTCAATGACTTTTACTTATGACGCGTATAGTGTAGAAAAAACGGATAAGCCAGAGGTAACACCTATAGATTCATCTATAAATGGCCCTCTACCAGATATAGGAGATTTTGATACTGGTATAGATATAGGATTACCGGGGACTGGTGGGCCACAAGGCCCAATATTGTCCTAAAAACTACACAGATTAACTCTTAACCTAAATATATCTGACCGTCTAAATAGGATTAAACAATGAAAAAGAAAGCTTTAAGAGATGAAATATTCGTGAGACCCATAATTAAAAAAAATACTTCTTCTGGTTTAATAATACCAGAAAGCGCCAAAGTCTGCATGAAAGGTGAAGTTGTATCTAAGGGAACTCGAATAGTACGTGGTAAAAAAGAAAAAGAGTTCGAAGTTGATGCTGGCGATATAATCTTTTTTGCAAATGGCACTGGAAAAAGTATAGAATTTGATGATGAAACACTTTTAATACTTCGCCATAGTGATATTATGGGTGTTATATTATAACCAATGGCGGGTTGGATACAAGGATGGTATACACCTAAAAAACCTGACAAATATTTAGGTGACCTTTCTGCTATACGATATATGTCTTCGTGGGAGTTAGAGTTTTTTGAATTCTGTGATAATAATCCAAATATCATAAAGTGGGCATCCGAGGAAATACCTATTCAATATTACAAACCTGATCCAAGAACAGGAAATTTGGTGCCTTCAATATATTATCCAGATATTTTTTTAGTATTAAAAGATAAAAATGGAAAATATCATAAGCACCTCATAGAAATTAAACCATTTAAGCAATCACAACCAAGTAAAGCCAAGAAATCGTCTAGGCGCATGCAAGAACAATATACTTATATTGTTAATCAACATAAATGGGACGCGGCAGAGAAATGGTGTAAAAGTAAAGGAATAGAATTTCGAGTGTTGACAGAAAAAAATCAGTTTTTTTGATAAATAATTACACAACACCAAGTGTTTTATAAAATGACGAATAAAAAAGTAATACAAGAATCAGCGGCGGGGGGAGCAGTAAGCGCAGGAGCAGTCGCAGTACGAACTGACAACAGAGGTAGAGAAGATTATCCTACACAAAAAAGAGACGTTGGACTACTTAAATTCCTACAAAGAAACAACAGGAAGATTGCCAATGGTCTTAACATGAAAGAAATTAAAACACCCTTTTCGATTTCATTGAAAGAAAATGTTTCGTTGGATCAAATATATTCTAAATTGAGTGGCATTCAGAACCAGTCTAGGATGCATGAGGATAACACTCAGACATATGGTGTCGAAGATGATGAAGGTAATTTGATGAAACTTACGGTTAGAGGGGACCAACAAGAAGAATTTGAAACTGCTCTAGCACAAGAATTAGCTGAGATAGAAGAATATAAGATGACAGGACGAAGTGGCCATGGTGGAAATGTATCAATGGCAGAAGTTCTTTATAATTTGAAGCAGAACTTTGATATAGTAAACGTAGAATTTCCTGAAATACCCAAAGACAAGGTTTATAACGCCGATAAAGTATCAGAGCCTGACGAAATGGATACAACATTATCGCCAAAACCTGAGCAAAGCTCAGAAGACGATTTAGCCGGAGAGGAAGGTTTTGGGATTTTTAAAGATGACGCCGGAGGGGAAGATTTAGAAGATGTTGATTTTGGTGAAGAAGATTCAGAAAATAAAGATTTAGAAGATGGCAAGGATGTGGGCATGGAATTCGGGGATGAAGATGAAGAAGAAAGCATGCTTAAAAAGATTATAGGAATGCTGTCGTCCGAAGCGGAAGCTCGCCGGGCGCAATATGAAGCAGAAGCAGAAAAGTCAAGAGCACTACAAGCCAAATATTCAATGAAAGCTGCGCAAGAAGAAATGGAAAACCATGAAGAGCTTGCTAGAATGGAACAAGAAATGAAACAACAAAAAGAAAAAGAAAAAGAAGCGAAAAAATTGGCAGACCTTGCGAAATTCAAAATGCGCGGAAGTGTATCTGAATCAGTGGTAAAAGGATTCGGAGAGTTTATGACAAATATATTAGAAGATGAAGTAGATGCAGCATCTCTTAGACGACAACGAAGAGAAATAAGCAGCATCCAAGACCCACAAGAAAGAGCATTAAAACAACGTGAGTTAAACGCTCAAATACGCATGGCCCAAAATAAAAAAAGAGAAGAACAGAATGATGAACCAGACGAAAATAAATCTATAATTTCAAATAGACGAGGACAAGAAGGTCCGAACGCAACAGGTTCCCCAAACAGAAGAAGCGGGGGATGATGCCGTGAGAATAGACGAAGTATTTAAATATGTAGAACATATAGCAGGTGAACTTATAGCCTTAGAAGAAAAACAAGGATCTATGACCCCAACTATTTCTCGTGGAAAAGAAAGACGTAGTGTTACCAGACAATTTAAAAGATATGGTAATAAATTAGCTCGACAGTTTAGATGTATGTCAGGGCCGCGTAAAGGAAGATTGGTAAAAAATCCGCAGAAGTGCGGACTAAAAAAAGATCCAAAGCAAGTACGGGCTGGAAAGAAAGCATCTAGATATAAAAAAGGTCAAAGGGTAAGACATACTAAACTAGCGAAAAGAAGAGCGCCGACTGAAAGACTACAACAGTTTAACAAACGATTAAGAGGCGCTAGTAAATAATGAGTAATATAAAGATTATTAAAGCCCCTAGTAGAGAAAGATCCTTATCAGAATCGATCAGAATATTTTTAGGTAGCATCGATATGGGGGGTGCCGAGGACTGGCAAGCAGTCGTAACAAAATTTTTAGAAGAATGTAGTTCAGATGAACATAAAATAACAATATACAACCCCCGTAGAGACGATTGGGATTGCGTATGGGAACAATCAATAGATAATACACAATTCTATGATCAGGTAACATGGGAATTAGATAATATAGAAAAAGCAGACGTAGTTCTTGTGTATTTTTCTGAAGATAGCAAAGCTCCAATAACGCTTTTAGAATTAGGAAAAGTGGTTGAAAGTGACAAAGCAGTTATAGTATATTGCCCTAAAGAGTTTTATAGAAAGGGCAATGTAGATATTGTGTGTTATCGTAAAGATATTCCGGTAGCAGAAAATATGGATGAACTTAAGGATTTGTTAAAGGAAATTATAGGAATAGACCAAGAACCTGATAAGGAAGACACAAAAGAAGACGATAATTCCGAGGATGATTCTAGAGAAAAAAAGAAAGAAAAAGTAAAAGAATCTGCAAAACTAAAAAACATGATAACTATTAAAACATTCAGTGATAAACCCACTATAAAGTACACCATGGGAGATGAAGATAAAATAATTGTTGAAGATTTTGAAAAAATAGATGACTCATGTATGATGGGCAAACTCAAATTTATGGGTAGAGAAATTTATGCGGGAATATGTACAGAAAATGGTGTTAGTAAAATATCATTAAACGTAGATATTGGAAATACCGGAAAAGAACAATTAAAAGAATTTATTGTACGAAAATCTAATGGTGGAAGCCCAGAAGGAATAGTTCTAGAACAAAATATACTGTCAGATTAATTTTTTCAATATAAATATTTGCACATCAAATTAAATATAATAATATGAAAGAAACACCGTTTTTAATCATCAAGGAGTTCATATCCCCCCTTCTATGTGAACGTATTTTAGATGATTTACGAGTAGATAAAGCAGTCCCAATGATAGGCCAAGACGGGAAACCCAAAGTAACAATATTAGCCAGTCGATTGAACAGCAATAGAATAATGAAAACATTTGATCATGTTACAAATGAATTAGAAAAAAAATTTGATACTATTTATATGGGGACCCATAATTTAATGTTTGAATGGTATCCTCCAAACTACGAACCAACACAACTCAAGACTGATGGATATGTGCAATCTAGGGAAAAAGGCTGGGTTAGATACAATTTAATAGATTTTACTGGAATTTTATGGTTAAATGATTATAATGATAAACCAGATTTTGATCCTTATTTTGAAGTCAATGGTGGAAATCTAGAATTTCCGGCATTTGATATAAATTTCCGACCACAGCGCGGGACATTAGTGATATTCCCAACTGCGCCCAATTTTGCAAATAGCATAGCTCCTATAAATATTGGGTCCTTAACCCAAGTGAGATTACAAATCCGTTCTACAAAACCATACGAATTTGACCCAAAAAGATTCGAGATGAATCCTGATAACTGGAAATTGTAATTGACGATAGTCTTTTAAACCTATATAATCTAAAGACAAAATAACCTTGATTATAAAAGTTTAATGTATATTTCCACCGCAACATCAAATGATAAAAAAAACGTATACGTATGGGAAAGAACCCCAAATGGTAGGGTTTTAGTAACATATGATGCACCTTATAATTATTTTGTAGAAGATTATGAATCGAAGGAAAAGTACAGGTCAGTTAAAGGGGTTAAACTGACAAAAATAGAATATGATGACCCTTTTGAATTTTTTAAAGAACGCAAACGACTTAGGGAGCATGGGGTCCAATTATACGAATCTGATATATCCCCAGAATTAAAAATACTTTCAGACAAATATTATAAACGCCCTATTGAGGATTTAAATATAACATTTTTTGATATTGAGGTTGATTATGACCCAGCTAAAGGCCACGCCGGAAGCTCTAATCCTTATGCCCCAATAAATTCTATAGCTTTATATCATAGGCATACTGACAGATCTATAGTTTTGGCAGTACCACCAAAAGAAGGTAAATGGAAGAATTGTACGGCAAAAGACCTAGAACACTTAGGGCATAAAGCAGACATATACATATTCAAAAATGAGAAAGAGCTATTAACTAGATTCGTAGAAGAAATATATGATACAGATATTATCAGCGGTTGGAACAGTGATTTTTTTGATTCCCCATATATTTACTTTCGATTAATGAAAGCATTTGGCAAAGATGCTACAAGAACGATGAATTTCCCTGAAGTAGATCAGGATGTAGGTGTTATAGAAGTCGAACAGTATGGGTCCACACAAATAAACGTTCAACCGATTGGAAGAGTTTGGATAGATTTCATGCAAATGGTTAAAAAGTTTGACGCTGCTCAGCGTTCTTCATATTCATTAGAAGCCGTGGCTGAAGAGGAGCTTGATGATATGGAAAAGCTGGACTATGGAAAGAGTCTACACCATCTATATCGTGAGGATTTTGATCAATTTGTAAAATACAACATTAGAGATACTGAAATTCTAAAAGGCTTGGACGCAAAATTTAAATATATGAACTTAGCCATAAACTTTTCACATATGGTAACAAATAGAATTTCGTCTGTATTAACCACAGTTAGTATATCAGACACTGCTATTTTAAATTTTTGCAAACATGAACTACCGGAACGTGTAGCATTACCAGATGCCCCATATATGGTAAACGATCATGGCAAAAAATTTGAAGGTGCATTTGTCCTAAATCCTCAAGTAGGATTACACGAGTGGATATCTTCAGTAGACATTAAATCTCTATATCCATCTGCAATGAGAGCAGTGAACATATCTCCTGAAATGCTCGTGGGACAATTTTTTGAGAATGACAAAGCGTATGAGCACATAATGGATAAAAACGACATAGAGCTTACTGTGCTGTACGAGAATGGCTATGACGCTACAATGACAGCCGCAGAATGGAATGAATATCTTGAACAGAATAAGTGGAGCATATCTGCTCATGGCACGATATTTGATCAATCAGAAGATGGAATAATACCATCTATTCTGACAAGTTGGTTTGAAGATAGAATAAAATACCAGAAATTGAAAACTGAAATGGGGAAAAAATATGAAGAAACTGGAGATCCAGCATATAAAAAGAAGCAAGAATATTATGATAACATCCAATATCTTAAAAAGATTCAGTTAAATTCCATGTATGGGGTGTTTGGAAACAAGTATTTTAGGTTCTTCGATGTAAGAATGGCAGAATCTACAACCAAGACGGGTAAAGAAATTCTTTTACATATGGCCAAGAGAATTGCAAAGGTATTAGATGGAGAATATAAATTCCCTTCAGATTCAATAGTTTATGGTGATACAGATTCTATTTTTTTTGCTACAGGGACAGAAAATGAAGAAGATGCCAGTTCGGTTGCGGGAGCAGTATGTAAATTAGTAAATAATAGTTACCCTGAGTTTATGAAAAAAGCATTTCATTGTATTAATGGAAGAGAAAATTACATACTAGCCGAACAGGAAGTGATATCCGATAAAGGTATATTTGTTGCTAAAAAACATTACTTGCTACATTTAGTTAGTCTGGATGGGAAAGATGTCGATAAGATGAAAGTTATGGGACTTCAGATAAAGAAAACCAATCTTCCAAAATACATACGTCAAACCCTTACCAGTTTTTTTGAAAGGTTCTTAAAAGGTGAAGATTGGAAATTCATAAAGAAAGATATTGTAGAACTAAAGAAAAGTTTGAAGAAACGCAATGTATTGGATCTAGGAGTACCTTCAGGGGTAAATTCTATAGAAAAATACACCAGTGCATACAATCTAGATAAAGATGCATACATTCCACACATGGCCAAAGCTAGCATTTTCTACAACATATGTTTAGAAAAATACAATGATGGTGAATCTTATAAAATACGCTCTGGTGAAAAAGTCAAAAAATTCTATTTTTATAAGAAGAAAAAATTCGGAAATTTTAATGCTATAGCAATTCCTGTAGATCTACAATTAATACCTGATTGGTGGAGGAATCTTGAACCATATGTCGATGTTAATAGACAGCTTTTGAGCTTGATAGATAAACCAATTAAAAACATATTAGATGCTATTGGTGAAGCAGTTCCAAATGAAAAAAATATTTTAGCTGATGAACTCTTGGAATTTGACGATTAAGCATGTATAATATATAATATATTGGATATAAGAGTATAAAAATAGTTATGATTAAACTGTCTGAAGAAAGTAAAGATATAATAACGTTTGCAGTAAAATATTGTTCTCTAGTGGACATAAAATCTTTAATGATCGATAAATCTGGCATCAGGGCTAAACAGGATGAAAAAGCGGTATATTTAATAGAGCCCGGAGATTTCAGTTTTCTAGAATTTGATTCGCTCTATACTAATAGGGTACAATCATTATCCCCTAGGTTAGATATGTTTGCAAAAGCAAAACTCCCATATGAAATATATGCTGACGTGAAAGCTTTAGAGGATGGCTCTAATGTAGTATCCAAATTAAAAATTAAGGCGGATCGTACTTCGGTAAACTTCAACACTTCGATGTTGACAGAAAAAGGATTACCTAGAAAGCTCAGAGATCCTCTATACCATTCTTTTGATATAAAATCAAAAGATCTTAAAATCTTGAAAGAAGGCATTTCTGCGATGGGCGCTGAAGAGTTTAAAATATACACTAAAGATAATGGTGAAGTTAATTGTGATATAACAGATATAGAAAAAGATATACTCACACAATCGTTGGCAGACTCGTATAAAAATTTAGATGCAAATTCACCTGATTCATTTTGTGTGAAATATAAATTTAAAATTATATCTCCTCTGTTAAATGAAGCAGGAAAAAGAAAGGATAGTATATGTATAAAAATAAGTAGAAAGGGTATTATGCTGTTGAAGATTAATGGTCTTAGTATGTATATATTTCCGGAAAGTGGAGAATAAAGGGTATTAATTATGGACATATTTAACA